ACCGATCTTGATCGACTCCGCCTTGGTCGTCGGGTTGATCCAGCACGTGCCTTCGTAGAAGTCCGCAGCGTTCGGCGGCGTTGACGTCACGATCGTCAAGCCATACGCATTCGGGTCCGGCTCGGTGCTGATGTCGATGCCATCGGGCGTGGCAGCGTTGTAGTCCCAGACGGTACGTGTGATCACTGCCATGTGCCGACGTCCCAGTTGTCGTAGTCCCAGTAGTTCGCGCTGCCGATGTCGCCAGCTGCCGGTGAGCAGCGAACAACGTACTTCCACAAGGCCGGCGTCGCCTCGATGCGGATGCCGTCGCAGAGCATCGAGAAGCTGAGCATCGTGCTCTCAGGCGGCCGGCGACGAATGTACAGCGAGTCGCCGATGCGCATGCTCAACAGCGTCGGCCACAGGCGATCATCATGCACTGGGTAGCACTCGAAGTTGTCGATGCGGTAGTAGCTGGCCGCACGACGATCCCGCTGGAAGTCAGCGAGGTTCTGCACCCAGTTCGCGTTGCAGATCACGAGCTGCGGCGGTGACCACAGGAAGCGACCGTTCTCGTCAATCGACGCCTGATCGTACGACTTGGCGGAGAACGGCGAGTCGGTACCCTGGCTGACGTTGCTCACCGTGATCACGTTGCCGAACTCATTGTCGGCGATCCGTGGCTCAATGGCGGCATACGGCAGCTCGTACGTCAAACCAGTCGCTGGGTCCTCGGCGCAGTCATCGCCGAAGATCGGCGGCAGCGCATCCCCTGGACGCGGACGACCAGACACGCGCGTCTGATCCATGTACATGATGGTGCCGTCGGTGTCCACGAAGAACACGCCACCATCGGACATCGCGGTCAGCTTGATCTCGTCGAGAAGCGAACGCGACGTCAGGTAGTTCGTCATCGTCGCCTCGCCGGGAGCGATGAGACGAGGCGACGATCCTGGCACGCGATCCAGCAGGCGGTTGATGCGACTGTCCACCTTCTCGGCGTCCACGCCTGGCGTGTACTCGATGCTGATCGGGTCGTTCAACACACGGAAGAAGTCGGCGCCTTGAACGACGACCTTCTCGTCATTCGGCGTCGGAATCTCGCTGAGCTCAGTCGCAGCGCCCAGGAAGATCGTGTAGCGTACGTCATCCCAGTTGGCGTACATCTTGATGCCGAAGCCGGGACGGATGCGAGGGAAGGCGTTGGTGCCGTACGTCGAGAAGACGCCTTCGCTGTTGTCCAGCTCGATGGTCAGCGTCGCCGCCAGCAGGTCGTCCCACACGCCCTGCCGACCACGCTCGAGCGTGAACCCACGCACGTACTTGGTGATGAGGGCGTAGCCGACGTCACCTTCCATCGCCCAACCCTCGCCCGCGTCGTCCCACACGGAGACGTCCCAGGCGGCCGCTGTCTCAGGCCACAGCGACGGATCGGCAATCTCCATCCACACTTCGAGCTGGTCGCACGAGAGGGATGCGGTCACATCGGCTCCTTTCGTGCGACCAACTCATGAGAAGCGTGGATCAGGTTGCGCGACCGTTGGCCCAGCCCGTGCCGTCCCAGAACATCTCGCCGGCGGCACCGGCCGTCGAGCCCTGGACGTACTCGCCGGTCGTCCACGTCGTGGACGGTGTGGCCGTGACACCCCACGTGTCCGCCTCGACATCCGTGGACGGCGCGGTTGCGCCCGACGGCTGCCACAGACCCGGCGTGCCGGCTGAAGCTCCCGTGGCGTTGCCGACGCCTGCTGCCGGCACCTGGATGTCGGGCTTCGCGGCCAGCGGCCACGTTGCCGTCGCGGTGACCGGCGTACCAGCCGCACCGCCGTAGGAACCAGCGACAACGCGAACCTGACCGGTGGCGACCGTGGAGTCGTCATCCTTGTCGAGCTGCATCTGGAACCACTTCGTGTTGGTGTCGTTCTCGAATGCCCACATCGAGAGGCCACCGCCGGGAGCGGTCCAGTCCTGCAGCCACGTGATCGCGAGTTCGTAGCCAGTGGCCGCAGGGCTCTGCGACTCGGGTGCACACCACGTTGCCGGAACCGTCTGCAGGTTCGGCGTGGCGTTGATGGAAGCCTCGGTGACCTGGCACTCGAATGCCAAGCCGCTGGTGAGGCCCGCCTCGTCGTCCGCGAACTTGACGAGGCCGTTTGTGATGGTGATGACGGTCGGTGCTGGCATGTGCAGCGTCCTTTCAGCAGTTGGCCAGCGGGGCGGCCCCGATGATCGTGTAGCCGGGAAGCGGGTATCCTTCGATGGTGCGGACAACGTTCTCCACGCGTCGCAGGACGTATCCCATCCCGAGACCGTGACTCAGCGAGAGCAGCACCTTCGGCAGATTGACATCGAGGGCGTCACCGGTGGCCGCTGGCGCCTGCCGCGAGGCGAGCATCCAGATCGACCATTCGACTTGTCCCAGGATGGAGTTGTCGGCGAAGTCGATTCGTGGGTCAACGATCATCGTTGCCGGCGGAATCGGGTCCTTCCGTGCGTACTTGTCCACGGTGCCGATGTCGCACGCCACAAGCGCGTCGTACAGGCGGGTCCGTTGAACCGCCAGGGTGACGTTCCCGCTCATGCGAGAGCCGTGAAGCGACTCGTGAGCAGGAGCTTGCGGTAGCGAGTCAAGGGCGTGGAGCCGAAGTACGACTCCACCGTGACATCCGCCTGCCCGATCCGCTCTGTGTAGATCGAGCCAGCGTAGTCCATGCACCCACGGAAGATGGAGCCGTTGATCGGTCCAACGTATCGATCCCCGAGCGTTGACGCCCCGTAGCTGATGGCCGCGTCGAGAGCGACCTGCAGCATGGGGTCATTGGCAGCGGACACGCCTGTGAACGCTTCCATGTCCTCGATCGTCGGCCAGTCTGTGGCCAACGTCACCGGGACGTCAACGGCGGGGACGTCAGACATCAGACCGGCGGCGTGACCGTGCGGAACGCGCCAGCGTGCGTGACGAGACCAGCGAAGTAGCCGTAGTACGCGATCTCCCAGCCGAGGAGCTTCGGCTCCACGACGCGGAGGGCGCCCTTGCGGTCCTCGTACACCTCAGCGAACGTCGTGGCAGCGACGATGCACGTCCCGGCCGGCAGGCCCGGCGACACGATCAGCGCGAGGCCCAGGATGGACCCGGCGACCGACGTGAGGCTCACGTTGCCAGCGCTGTTGTACGGCGAACCAGCCGACATGATCGGACGACCCGTCGTGTCGACGAGGCCGACGAGGCTGGCCCACACGTCCGGCGAGCAGAAGATGGCGTTGGCCATCCGCTTCGCGCTGGAGTAGACGGCGGCAGCGGCATCGACGATCGCGGCGATCCACTCGGCGGAGCCACCCGGTGCAGCGACCGCGAACGCGGCCTGACCACCCGCGGCAGCGACGAGCAGGCCGGCGGCCACGCTCTCCGTCTGGATCGCGTACTGGTCGGCGAGGTCCGTGCTGATGGCGTTGAGCGCCGACGGCTGCGTCCAGTCGATGACCTGGAAGGCGACGTCGATGGCGCCGCCCAGCGTCATCTTGTTGACGGGCAGCGGATCGACGGTGAACTTGCGCGAGGGCAGTTCCGTCTTCTGCGTGGTCTGCTCGCCGACGAGGGTGTGCTGGACGACCTTCGGCCGCGTGAACGACGCGCCGTACTGCGGCATCGGGTAGCTTCGCAGGAAGCTCACGATGGGCCGGCTGGCGTCGATGATGTTGACGACGTCGCCAACGATCGGCGTGGGGACGATGCCTGGGACGTCGCCCGTGACCTCGTTTTGCAGCGCTCGCTGGATGCGGTTGCGCGCCTCCATGTCGCCCTGGTGGGCGTGAATGACGTCGTGCATGTAGTCGCCGGCCGTGGGCCACAGCGAACGGATGAGCTGCTCACCGTTCTGGATGACCTCGTCGGGGCGGATGATCTGGCTCTGATCCGGCTGCACGCCGGTCTGCATCGGCACGTTCCGAAGCAGGTCCTGCGTCGAGCTGACGCTCTGCTCCAGTTCGACCTGGCTTGCGATCCGCTGGCGGTACGCGGCTTCGCTCCTGCGAAGCATCTCGGAGTTGGCCTGCTCGGCCTCCGTGAGCTCGCGGTTCTCGTTCGTCGCCCGATCGTTCAGCGCGGTGAGCTGATCGACCTGCTCCTGCCAGCGTGACCGGAGAATGTCCAACGTTCCCGGCATGATGTTCCTTCCATCGTGTTACCGATAACCACCGCTGGCGGTGGGGCGAACAACAGCGGACCGTTGCGAACGAAGGCGGACCCTCTGCGGGGGGATGATACCAGATACGTCTAGCCTTCGTCCAATCGCATATCAGGAAGGCGGCTGCAGGCTGGCGAGATACTCCGCAAGCTCATCGCGCTTGACCGGCGGAGGCGTCTCCTCGATGTCCATCAGGTCGGCGAGAAGCACGCCTGATCCATGCCGCAGAACCATCTCATCAGCGCCCACCAGTGAGGGAAACGGCGTCACGCTGATCTCGCCGAGTGCCACCTCCATACGGCGGATGGTCCCGTTGCGGTCGCGCGACGAACGGATGTTGCGGCCGTTGACGCTGACGCCTGGGATCGCGCCGTCCTTGATGAGTTCGATCATGTCGTCGCCGGTGCTTGTACGGCTGATCTTCGCCGTCATCCACGGACCGTCGTTGCGCTCGTGGATCATCGGCACGATGCCGATCGGGACGGACCGCACGTCATGGTTGTACATGAGCGGCCAGCCGCGACCCGTCTTCTGCGCTCGCTTGATGGACTGCGCGAAGACGCCGCGCTCCCACACCTCGGGATACGACGGACCACCGTCGCTCACCTGGCTCGACACGTCCCAGCGGAACAGCCGCGCGTGCAGCGTGCGTCCTTCGCCGCCTTCGAACTCCACAGTGTCGAGCTCGACGCTGCGGGAGATGATTTCGTTGCTCATTGCAGATCGTCCTTTCCAGGCGGCAGCGCGGGTGGCTCGGCCTTTGTTGCGGTCACCGTCACGCGCTCAGGCACTGGCGGTTGCGGCAGCACCGGCGCTTCCTTCGGCGCCGGCCATTCGATGGTATGTTCGTCGATCTGACCAACCAGCGTGTAGTTGTCGATCGGCAGATGCTCGAGAATGCGAACTTCTTCCTTCGTGTAGATGTCGTTGCGGATGGCAACCTCGTACGTCTGCATCCGCGTCATGGAGTCGGCGCGGAACAGGTCAGACGTGTTGAAGCGCGCGTAGCAGTGACTCGGCAGGTCATTCGCAAACGCCTGCTCAATGCGGTTCATCCACGGGTTCAGCGAGAAGATGAGGCGGTCGCGCATCTTCGACTCGATGTTCTGATACTCGATGCGACCGCCGCCGGCTCCGAAGCCAGCGCCCAAGTCCTCGGGATCGAGGTTGAACATGTAGGCGATCTCGGCGATGCTGAACTTGCGGCTCTCCAGGTATTCCGCATCTTCCATCGACAGGCCGATCTTCTCGACCTCGACCATCTTCGGCACCACAGCCGGCCGACGATCCCGCGGCGTATGACGCTGGACCCA